GGGTTCAAATCCCAACTATCATTACAAAAACGCAAAGACTGACTCGGTCGTATGTGAAAAGCATCTAATACTTGGGGCGCAAGCTAACCAAGTCAGACGTAACTCGCAAGGTGAAATCTGTTTATGCTGGAAGTTTCGTAAGGTGTTAGCGCACTTGAATGGCTCGCAAGGTCAACGGGATAGATGGCGTAGAATAGCATACGATGACAAGACTACTGCCTGTCTTTAAAAACGGCGATGCTGGTAGCAGACTGTGATACTCGCAAGAGGTTGCAGTGGAAATCGAGAGAAAGCAGACTCGCAAGGTCGGTAATAATGCTCGAGGTGTTACTAGGTTAGGATGTATTCTCAGTCCGCCAATTTATATGCAAACACATTAGTTGAGCTTGACGCTTTGACTGATCATCATAGCTACAAAGGGTAGATTAGTGTGTTTACATATAAGTATTATAGCGGGGAGGGTCCGGTCACCATCGCGGTCTCATAAGCCAGCGACATCGGCAGTTCAAATCTGTCCCCCGCATCCAAATTTGGTGATTGTGTGGAGCTAAGGCAATTTGCTGGACTATGAAGCACAACGAGAGCGTTGAACTTGAAATAGGTTCAACCACCAGATCAATATGGCCAGTTGGCAGAGCGTTGATGCGCCGGATTGCAAACTCGGTTTAGGTAGGTTAAACTCCTACACTGGCCTCCAAGTTTTGCCTGTTTCTTAAAACAGGCCGGTGTAGTGTAAGAGATGAGGAATTGCTCCAGATTTTCGTCACAAACGAAAACCTGCTATTAAAAAACGTTCCAGTGCTCCAAGGTCCTCGCAAGAAATTGCATGTTTGTTGATCCTTGGCATATTGGTAACAACTGCTTTTTGTCTTTTGCTTTGGTGACGGCGCCTGATAAGCGTTACTCCCAATGTCAATTGCACATTGTCCCGCAATTCACTTGCTTACACTCACTGTCTTTTTCAAACACAAAGGAATTCAAAATGAACATTACACTACGCAAAGCCAACGCACTACAGGCAGCAATTCAAGAACACATCAAAAGCATTGACATCAAAACATCGGTGTCCATGAACGAATTCCAAAAGCCTTTTGATGAAATCAGCCACGCACGTGAAACTCTGATTGCAAACGACAAACGCCGTGCAGACTTGACTGCTACCTTGTACGTGATCCGTGCCCAAGTGGGTGATGCAAACTCTACCAGCGGTGTTAGCGCACAGTTGGCACAGGCAGCATACATCGACAAGCGCATTGCACAGTTGAAGACATTGGCAGAATCCAACGCCTCAGACAGCCTTGATGTGGTTGTGGGCAAGTTGGACAAGATCCGCAATGACAAGGGCGAAAGCCGTCGTAGCATCTATGCCAGCGACACAGTGGACACTGGTGTGTTGGATGCAGCACAGATTGACCAGTTCAAGACTGACATGCAGATGCTGAAAAAGCAAAAGCAGGCAATCAACGACAAGGTGTTGGAACTCAACATCCGCACAGAAATCACATTGTCTGACAGCGATGTGGCACTGTTAAAGCAGGAACAGTTGATTTAACAACACAGCCCCGCAAGGGGCTTTTTTGTGGGTCCTTAGTTCAACGGATAGAATACCATGCTTCGAACTTGGGGATAGGGGTTCGATTCCTCTAGGGCCCTCCAAATGTAATACTTTAGTGCGACTTGCGTCCAAATGATTTTGGTGCTATAATATACTATTAACGCAGAAAGGAGACAGCATGATGATAGTGGCAAAAATGAACGGACGCCTTGTTGAAGTGATCCGTGTTGCTGACACTGTTGGCTTCTCTCAAGAGCGCGGATGGGTTATGATCTGTACAGACTTTGAACAGTCCAACAGACGTAAACAACAATTCAAATGGGTACCTGCCGCAACAAGATTTGAGTGGGTACGTGAGTTTAACTTTGGAGCATAACATGCCTTGGATTCAGAATGTAGCACGTAGCGATATTACACGGGGATTTCATATTGATCCCGGTGTGAACACTATGTTGATACAGATTGCAGATCCTCCCGGCGACTTCCCTACTCCAAAGTATCAGTTCCGTGAAGTACATCAATTCGAATTTCTTGATGTAGAAGAACGGGATCCAGTTCTTGACGAGGCCATGCGTTGTAGCCCCGAACAGGCAGCAGAGCTGGCCCGTTTGTTACAACACGCATTGGACAACCATATGAATGTGATTGTTCATTGTCATGCAGGAGTGTGCCGTAGTGGTGCAGTTTGTGAAGTTGGCATCATGTTGGGATTCAGTGATACAGAAGCATTCCGTGCCCCTAACTTACTTGTTAAGCACAGAATGATGAAAGCATTGGGCCTGTACTATGATGAGAACGAAGAACCAACCATCAACGGCAAGCCCTATCAATACAGCGCTGGAGGCATTATTTTGCCCCCAGACCACGAAGGCGATCTTTAGCAAAGTTCGCTTATTAAGAATGAGGCATTTCAAGAAAGGTAAGCAATGAAGCGCAAGAACTATTTGTACATGTTGATTGGTGTGCCTGCTAGTGGCAAGAGCACTTGGATTGCAAGCCAAGATTGGACCCGAGATATTCCCGTTGTGTCCAGCGATCGTTTCATTGACGAACACGCACAAAAGCAAGGCAAGACCTATAACGAGGTCTTTGATGAATACATCAAGATTGCCACAAAGTTGATGGAGAACCAAGTGTTGATCTGTCAAGCAAACAACAAAGACGTGATCTGGGATCAAACCAACTTGACAGCGAAAAGTCGTGCCGCCAAGTTGAAGATGTTGCCCGACTACTACAAGATTGCAGTGGTGTTCCCAACACCCGATGCAGAAGAACATAAGCGTAGATTAGCCAGCCGTCCAGGCAAAACCATCCCCTTGGTGGTATTGCGGTCCATGGCTGCTAACTTAGAGTTACCAACAGAAGCAGAAGGATTTCAAGAAATCTGGTACGCATAAGGAGAGAATTATGACAAAATGGATTACAAGTGACTTGCACTTTGGACATGCAAACATCATGAAGTTTTGCCCTGTAACACGGGCCGGCTTCACAGATGTGGCAGACATGCGTGAAAAGATGATTGCAGAATGGAACGCAAGTGTGCAGCCTGAAGATGAAGTCTTCATCTTGGGTGACTTTGCTTTCTTGCCAGCAAAAGACGCTGTACAAATCTTGCGCCGTTTGAATGGCACTAAGATTTTGATTGAAGGCAATCATGACCGCAAGTTGTTGAACGACCCTGCATTCCGTGCAGAGTTCCGAGAAGTACACCAGTACTTGCGCTACAACCATGAAGGTCAAATTGTTATCATGTTGCACTATCCTATTTGGGAGTGGGACCAAATGCACCGTGGTGCGGTTCACTTCTATGGACACGTACATGGCGCGAAGACTGGCATGGAACAGTATCGTGCTCGTGATGTGGCGTTTGACGCTACAGGACGTGTGGTCAGCAACTTGGATCACATGATTGCTGATGCGTTGAAAGGCGAAATCCGCGCTCATCACTAAAGTAGTACTTGTGTACTACTTTTGACTCAAAATGGTTTTGGTTGTATAATATACACATACAGACAGCAAAACAGGAGTAGGCGATGAAAGTCAAAACAGCAGTTGAACGAGTTGCAGGCGCCGTTAATCGCCAAGAGTATGTAGAAGCCAATGCCATGCTGGTCAAGTATCGCCGAAAGTTTGGCAATCGTAAGTTTACATACTGGTTGCGCTTGATGATTAAGAATGGTCTTTGGGAAACAGGAGTTGAACAATGAACGAACGAATTAGAGAACTTTGGGACAAGGCTGCTACTGCCTCAGCCGCTTTTCCCAGTGGACAAAATAATTCTTGGGAAACTCAGGTTAACTTTATGGAAAAGTTCGCCGAGTTGCTGATTCAAGAATGTATTGCCCTGGGCACAAACTTCACCAACCGTAACTACAGTGAAGATGCTGGCGAACGAATTGCAAAAAATTTCGGAGTTGAACTGTGAAATTCTGTATTGCAATGATTGTTATTACATTGTTTCTATACGGATCATTGCTGGTGCTTAAACCTTTGAGCAAAAGAAAACAAAAATGAACAAAGAAGAATTGAAAAAGTTCGTAGAAGACAATCCCAAGTTGGTCACAATGCGGCCAGCTGGCCTTGGCATCTACGTGCTAAAGTACAAACGCCGAGTGTTCTACGATAACTTGTGGAATGACTACTTAGAAGAATGCCGCGGCACAATCGTTGATGCAGACTTCAATTTAGTGTCCCGTCCATTTACTAAAATCTACAACTACGGTATCGAAGCCAAGGCTCCTGTGTTGGCAGATGATACTCCAGTTACCGCTTATCGTAAAGTCAATGGCTTTATGGTGGCTATGACTTGGTACCGGAACGATGTGTTGGTGTCTACTACTGGTAGCACTGATAGTGACTTTGTTGGTTACGCAAAAGAAATGATGCTCAAGCACATGCCTTGGGCAGACTGGCAAATGGAACTCAAGACAGCAGAAGGCATGACCTTGATGTTTGAATGTGTGCATCCCTCTGACCCACACATTGTGCCAGAATCTGCTGGCATGTATTTCTTGGGTTGCCGTGAAAACGCATGGGACTCAGTGGTGAAGATGGGCGGAGTTGGCATGGCAGAATGGGCACGTGACTATGCACTGAGCCATTTGAAGTGTGGATATGCGGAAGCTATCCACACAACAATGGGTGAACTCATTCAACTGTCCAAGAAAGTCAAGCACGAAGGGTTTGTATTCTACACAGCAGACAATGTTAGTGCTAAAATCAAAAGCCCTTACTACTTGACTTCAAAGTGGGTTGCACGTAATCCTCGTACAGATAAACTTGTTGACATGAATAATGACATCAAGCGGAATTTAGACGAAGAATACTATCCCTTAGTGGATGCAATCCGTGCCAACATTGTGGAATACACAGCAATGGACGAGCAAGCTCGTTTGGCTTGGGTACGCAACTACATGGAGGCGGCCTAAGGAAATGCTTGATCCTGGATACCGTACGGTACCGAGAAAGCAAATCGTTCATGCTTGGGAACCTTGGTTCGCTTGGCGTCCAGTAAAGATACACGGCAAACGTGTGTGGTTTAAACCCATATACCGCCGTTGTATCAATACTTACGTTGACATGGACGATTGGGAACGATGGGAATACGGTGATATATTTGATGTATTGAAAGAATAACATGCAAGATGAAAGTCATTTACCCGTAAGTGAACAAAGTCTAGTCTACCGCTTGCGTAAACGGGCGGAGATTAGACGCAACAACCAAGACAGGAAAAGTGTGCAAGAAGGTCGAGCTGACCGTATTGCCGACCTGCTGGAAGAAGCAGCTAACGAGATTGAACGCCTGCAGAAAACACTTTAACCAAACTGCTAGACAAACAATCATAAGTACAGTATAATAACACATTAAACAATGCGTAAGTGGTGGAATGGTATACACTCTGGTCTTAGAAGCCAGCGCCGCAAGGATTGAGAGTTCGAGTCTCTCCTTACGCACCAAATTCAAGTAAATGGAAATACTCAATTTATTCCCGATTCCTGTGCTTAGATTTAAGTACAGCGAACATGCTACATTTAAATCCAAGGCAATGGAATATCTAAATGTTGATAGTGTTTATGCAAATAACACTAGAGAATATTCTGGGTTAGAATTTACTAGTCCCGAGCTACACCGGCATCCTATATTCTCAGAGTTTGCAACATGGGCCCACAATAATACTGCCGAGGCCATGGAAACATTGGGGTTTTATGGAAATCATCAGATTACTTCGATGTGGGCAACTAGACATCGCGATCGTGTTGGGCATCACCCACATCAACATAGCAACAGTTTCATGGCCGGAGTTTATTATCTAAACGGCACAGAAAAAAATTCAGGAACAACATTTTACAATGTACATGATTTATGGCAACGTATAGTTCCTGCCAAACTGCCTAATAAAAAACTGATAGTAAACGGCGAGGTTACCTTGCCATTTGAGGAAGGCACTCTGTTGATCTTCCCAAGTTGGCTCAGACATCGGGTGACACCAAACCGATTAGATTTATCTGGTTCTGTTAGACATGTACTGGCATTTAATTCTATGCCGGTTGGCATGACAACATCCGACGAGTTCGATCGTTATAATTATCAAGACATCAGCAATGCCGAGATGATTACAACAACACAAAAACCATCAACTAACTAAGGAAAACTAATGCGATACAGCAGCCGTGGTACAACAATTGATATTGAACAATGTGTCAAAAACATTGACAACAACCGCTACCTAATGGTCATTGTTGCGAGCCTACGTGCTCGTGAGATTGCAGTACAGAATCGACACAGTGATCGATTTGAACACTGGCACACTCCCGTTACAGCCTTGATGGAAATTCAAGAAGGTAAATTAGACATTACCAGTATCAAGAGACTTAAATAACAATACTGCGGGATTGGCATAAGGGTTGTGCTCTAGCCTTCCAAGCTAGCTATAGCGGTTCGAGTCCGCTATCCCGCTCCAATAATATGACAGAAGAAAAAAAATCTCGTAATCCCTTTATCAATGCGGCAAACGCTGCCAAGGCAGCAGCCGCGAATCCTCGTGTACCTGCCAGCACTTCGGCTAAGGTACAGCAAGCCAAGTTCAAGACTCAGGTTAGTACAAACAAACCTACAGGACGAAAAACTGGCCGAGGTGGCTAATGAAACCTAAATTTCAACAATTATACATGGACTGGGCACATCGTGCCGCAGAATTAAGTTATGCACGTAGACTCAAAGTTGGAGCAGTGGTTGTCAAGGACGATACGGTTATTAGTTACGGCTACAACGGCATGCCTGCAGGGTGGGACAACAACTGCGAAGAACGAGACTGGGACACGGGAGCAGGCGGATGGCTTGACCCAGAAGAATTCAAAGCACGATATCCCTATGAAGCATGGCATGAACAAGCAGGCAGAAATGTCAGATATGGGCTTAAAACAAAACCCGAAGTCCTCCATGCTGAATCAAATGCTATTGCAAAATTGGCGAAGTCTAACAACAGTGGTCTTGGTGCTGAGTTATTTGTTACTCACAGTCCCTGCATCCAATGTGCAAAACTTATCTATCAGTCAGGTATTGCTCGTGTATATTATGGTGCAAACTATCGTGATGATGCTGGCATCCAATTCCTCAAACAAAGTGGAATAGAAGTTAAACAGTTAGATTGATACTAGTATAAATACTAATGTATCCAAAAGAGTCG